CCTAAATCAGTTAAAATAGTACCAGTAGCAGTATGTAATCTTACAAAGTATGAGTTATCATTAGGATCTTCACTGTTTGGTGTTCCACCTGTTTGAGCAGAATAGATAACAAGTTTGCCATCAACTGCCGCCGCTGAGATGTATTCCCAGTTAAGAGCATTAATGTCTGATGCTAACCGACTAACAGTATTGTTTGGAGACGCCGCCACAACAAGCGTTGCGTTGTTGTTTGTGCCTACGCCTATACCACCACTGATTGATAGTTGAATAGTATCTGCTTCTGTTAACGTTGGGTTAGCAGTTGGAGTAGTTAGAGTAGCTAATGATGACATCCATGCCGCACTGCCAAGTTCTACCCAAGTATTAGTTGAAGTCTTGTAAAAATATGTTTGAGCATTAGCCGCTGATGGAGCACTATAAGTAGGAATTGCTACAACTGCGTAATCACCTATAGCACCAACTGATGTTAAAGGTACACCACTAGATACTTGAGTTGCTAAAGTAATAACAATTGGAGTCTTAGCAGTAAATGCTTGTGTAGTTGCGTTCCACTGATTAATTCCCCATGTAGAATCTGTAGCATCTAACCAGTAAGCGCCGTTTGTAGGTGCTCCTGTTGGACGACCTGTTGATCCTACTAAACTTGCTAGATCAATGTCTGCTCTTAAAGCATAAACTTGGTTAGTAATACCAAGTGCTGAGTAAGCCGCTAGTAGACCATATTCATTTAACTCGTAGCCTTGAATAGGTGTTCCGGCTGCCGATGTGTAAAAGAATGGATTACCATACAAAGTAACTAAGTCACGTTGACTTGTTATAGTATATAGTTTTCCAGCATTTGCCGCTGTTGTTGCCGCCGCTGTTGCTGTGCTAGTTGGGTCCGCTTTATTTTCTGCTGTTGCAAATAAGAAGAACGGGACTGATGCTGGTGCTCCAGCAAGATATTGACTTTCGTCAACAACTGTGACTTGTACGCCTGGTGATGTTAGTGCCATAATATTATTCCTGTTGTATGATTGTGAGGGTTACACCCTGTTTGTTTTTTCATTACTATTATTTATCTCGTTATTCAAAAAATGTCGGTTTACAAAAACCTTCGAAGGTTTCATAAATAATTACATGAAAGTATTTAGACCAATATGTAAGATTTGTAATAAAAATGCTTGTGCCATCAACTATATAAAGAAAGGTGTACATCATTATAGAAGTCATTGTGACTCATGTGGGAAGGGACAGAAAAAAATAAAACCTGTTACTCTTTGGCAACAAGCAGGATATAAAAAAGATACCACTTGTTTTTTATGTGGCTTTCAAAGTCTATATCCTACTCAAATGACAGTATATCATATTGATGGTAAATTAACAAATGTAGATTTTATTAATTTACGAACGGTATGTTTGAATTGTGTAGAAGTTGTCAAACATAAAAACGTCATATGGAAACGTGGAGACTTAACCGTTGACTATTAATTCCATATGTTTATGTAAGTCATCAATCGTACTGTTATTATCAACTTTATGATCGTATGCTAAACCTACACTGCTGTACTCACTCGCATGTACATTCTGATCAACCAGTTGTGCAAGTGCTTGTGGATTCTGATAGTAGTTATAATCAATAGCATGAATTAACCATTTAGGTTGTTCACCTCGGATAACTCTGACTGTTGTTCCACCTGCATTTTTGATTGCATCAACTTCATTTTTAAATCGACAATCAGTAATGACAACATTATCTGTGATCTGTCGTAGTTGATTCTCAATTGATGCTACCCAGATGTCATTATGAAATGACCGTCTGCCTACTTCAGTTCCCCAATACTGTAATACCCAACGAGGAGTTAGATGCGGCATGCCTAATCGTTCTGCCCACCAGTCATCAACTTCTTCTCGCCATTCTCTACTGCTTTGAGTCGTGCCTTCTAGCATTTCTCTATCCCAGCCAAAGATAGATGCTACGCAATCTTTAAGAGTTCCAGCATAACTGAGATTCTTAAAGCCATGAAATCTGATAAGATAGTCTGCGGCAGTATCTTTGCCACTGCTAATCAATCCTGTAATGCCTATAATCATGTGAATATTCCTCTAGTTAGATAGTTTTGGGTGTAAATCTAAATGTCATCAATGATGCAAAAACACAGCCACCTGCTAACTCCTTTGCTGGTTTATAGCCTTCAAATATTAACCCTACTTTTTTAGCCATTTCAATGAACACCTGAATTTTATCATTTTCTGATAGTATAACTTCAGCTCCAGGCAAAAGATAATCAGTGATATGAGCAAAAAATTCTTCATGTATTTTCCAGTCCAGATCAACTATCAATCTAGTCAACGACTCATGTGGCACACTCACTAAGCTGGTCTGGGTATGTGGTGGGTTAGCAACAACTAAATCAAATTTTAAATCTGTAGGAAGTTTATGAATAGCATCTATAGTATGAAAACTAGTCCTATCAGTAAGATTATTAAATATTGCATTATTTCGAGCATCTTCAATTGCTGGTTCATGGATATCTATAAAGGTTACATGTTGACACACTTCTGCATCTAATAAACTGTATCCTATAAAACCTGGACCTGCACACCATTCTAAACAGTTCTTATACTTTGGCAGATCATCTCCTTTTTCTTTAAAGAAATTAATAAAATCTGCATACTGAGTTGAACCACCGCCATCATGCACTTGCTCACAAGAAACAATAGTTCCATTTTCAAACTCTGTTGTTATACTCATACCGATAATTCTCTATTTATAGTCTATTATAGAGTAGTTGATGACGAAAGTCAAGTATAATTGGGTCAAAATCATGCAGGATTAGAATTTATTGTGTTTAGACATGGTACAGTGAATAGCCTTAAGAATTTTGTTTTATCAACATGTTTAAGAGGTGGACAACTTTTATATAACAATTCCCATTCATCTTTTAACACTCGTTGATGGTGTTCATAGTTATATTCTATGTCCTCTTGTATGTCTTGTCTATAATTTTTACACTGTGAAAGAAATGACATTATTCTTTCGTGGGCTACATCAATATATACTTTTATATCATGTTCGTTATCTAGTAACTCTGGGCGTGTAGTGTATTTTCTAAAAGTTCGGTATCCTAAACTTTCTAATGTTTTCTCTTGTTGATCAAATTTACTAATGCCTAACAACGGTTTTTTAGTGGCAATAGGTTTCCATGTTTTTTCTGTTGTTGGGTAGGTATTACTTTCCCAAAAATGTCTGTTATGTCTGCTACTTGGATGTGGATGATCGAACCAAGTTTCTGGCATAACAACTAGACACGCATCGTTCCATTCTTTTGGAAAAGCATAGTTGGCAAGATCAAACGAATGTTTACCTGCTTGTATCAAATTACTCCATTCATCACCAGGAAGTGTCTTTACAAGTGAGTTGTATATTTCAATTAACTGGTCATAATCTATATCCATATCATGTGCTTGTTTAAAGGTGCGAATTAGGCCCTCGTATCGCTGAGGGTAATTTTTATCGAAAATAAAACCCATGTCTGACTCATTTAATACAGATGTTAAAGAATAATCTAAGGAGTCTAACGAATTAGTAGTTACAAATTTATATAATAACGGTAATTTATGAGGTCTATTTGTCACATCTCCTATTAACCATATGGCTTTAGGATTAGCAAGGGTATCTATCCAGTTACTACTAGGATCTAAACCAATAGATTTTTCTTCAGTCCCATCAGATCGTAAAATATAGTATCGAGGTTGATGACCATAAATCATATAATGATCAGGTAATTTTGCAACATTAACAATAACACTTGAATACAATATATATATGTTTTTTAGATTGGGGAACATATTGCTTTGATGAAGATAGTTTACTGTATCTTTCACCCAATCTGTAAAATCATCACATATTTGTGGTTCGTATAACATAAACCCTATAATCAAATGGTCTACATTTTCTAAGTCAGTAGTTGTAATATTAGCAGTGTTGATATGACCTCGAAATGGAGGTCTTTTAGATGGAATCTCTCCACATTCAACTCCGATATACCAAATATTGTCTGTGAACTGAATACTGTCAATCAATTTAGATGTTAGCCTTGAATCCAAGTAAGAGGTTGTGAGTAATCAACGTAGTCTCTGAGGTCTTTGAGACATTGTTCTTGTGCCGCAAGTCCTTCTGCTTTCATAGCCGCACCATTAAGAGCAGTACCGCCACCTGGTCCCTGAATAGTTGAGAATTTCTCACGTGCTTGTCCGATAGTAATCGTACATGTTGCTAAGACATAGTTTTCTAACCACGGAGAAATGCCTGGATCTTGTAAGAGTGAGGTTTCTGGACGAGTAATATCAGCCCAGATAAGAATTTGTTCACCAGAGCCTTTAAAGTCTCTAACGAATCTAATTGTTTTAGTAACAGGATCGAATGTATAGATAACAAAGCCACCAAACATTCTAGCGGCAAGTTCTACATAGCCTGCATAGAAGTCATACGTTGCTAGTCCACCAGCATAGTTGAAGTTTAACAAGTAAGTGTTTAAGATTGCACTTGAGAATGGATCGAATGACGATGCTCCTGGACCTGTTTCAAGTCCTATTGTTCTTCTAAAGACTTGTCTTACATTAATAAACTCAGCAGGCAATGTATAAGTGTCTTGGTCCTTTTCTACTGTCAGCAGTGTATAAGATTCTTGTACTGAGTTTTCTGCTCGTTGTCTATATACTTTGACAGCAATATTATATGCGGCTTCATAATGCTCTGGATCTAATTCAAGGTCCACAATACCATCACC